CAGCATAAAATCCTCGTTTAAGACTACTTTCTAAATCCGTATCAAACCGCACTACATAAGTGCAACTATCTGTGGGATGTGTCCATTTGAATGAGTTGATTTTACCATTAGCCTTGTTTTCGTTGAAATAAAAATCAAATAACATTGCAATTTGGTTTTTGTTTAACTGAGGGAAGTCCAATGTAACTATAAAAAATGGTTCACTCATAGCCACCCGTTCTTCATCATTATCTTCTGTTTCCAACAATTTTATATTCTGTGTCTATACTTTCAGAAAAACTCTCTACAGGTATATCAGGAAACTCTGCATCATAGTCTGGTTCTTTATGAGGCAAGTAATTAGCCATTTTACCTGAAACACTACACCATTGCCATCCATCACCCCATGTCCAACCATCTGCCCATTGCCAAGAGAAAAATGACTTAGCCATTAATGTGCTGCCCTCCTTACTTGCTTAATCAGCTCAGGATGGCCTCTTCTTATCTGCTCAGCCGTAACTGTTGCTATCTCTCTGCCGTCTATATATAAACGAATGGGTTGAGAACTAGACCTACCAGTTACACCAGCTTTAAGTAGTGATGATGCAATTGACTTACCTAGTTTATCACTGTCAATCTCAACCTTGATATTTGTATTGCGTGGTAATATTGTCTCCCCTGCATGGAGATGATATAGTCCTTCTCTTGTAGTTACCCCACCTGTTTGTGCTGATGGAACACCAGTAGTTAGGTAGTTGTATATCTTTTCTAACCAGTTTGCCGTAGCCGTAAGTAATCTAATATCTTCTGGCATTTGTTCTTCTATTTGTTTTGCAAGATATTCCCCCACTTCTCTTAAACGGTCGTGGATTGCCATCATCCTATTGGCATACTCTTGTCTTAGTAGTGTAATTTGTTGCTCAGCTTGGGCATCTATTGCTGCTAGCCGTGCTGATAAATCACTCCCAATATTGTTCATTGAACGCTCAATATCTTTAGCCCTATTTTCCAGTGCCTCTGTCTGCCTTTCTATTGCATCAATCTGTGTCTGTAATAAATCTATCTCAGAAACCGCATTATTTTCAACATCCTGTAAGGTGCTTACTACTTGTTGCCAAATGTCTAGGTATTGACTTGGTGCATATATCTTAGCTACTTCTAAATACCTCTTTGAAAACTCAATTAGCTCTTGTGCAGCTTCAGGACTAGTCTTTGCTGCTTTTACTAGCTCAGCCCATTTGACTTGATAGGCAGCCCAAGACTGCACTGGTGCTTCAGGTCCAAACTGTAATTCTTGCAGCCGTTGTTTTATACTATCTATCACGCCTTTCCATTGCTCTTTAATACCTTCTAATTCTTGTTTTTGCTCTTGAAGTGCTGAGATTTCCTCCTGTATTCCATTCAATCTTTCCTGCATCACTGCTCTCTGTGCTTCTACTTCAGCCCTGATTTGTGCTTTTCTTTCTTCTGCCCTTGCCCTAATTGCCTGTGCTTCAAATTCAAACTGCCTCTGTAATAAGCTAAAATATGTTGAGGCATCTGCAATCAACTCATCCCATCTACCCGCCAAGGCATCAATATCACCCCAAATCGGTCCCCATTTAGTCTCTAACTGTGTAACCTGCCATGAAACAAAAGCAGGTTCAGGTAATCTGAATTGCTGAATGGAGGCATATAAAGATTTAAGTGGTGCGATTATTGACTGTTCTATGAGATTTTTAATCTTCAATGTAACAGCAAGTAATAATCTTTCTGTGGACAACCCTAAAGAAGTAAGCTCAGCCAGCTTCTCCTGATACCAGCTTCTTATTTCTCGCAAATTCTGCTCAAATGAACTCAAAGTATATTGAGCAATAATATCTTCTATCTCGCCAATGATAGAAACCACTGTTGATAGGTATTCATTAACAGTTTGTCCAAATTCTTCTGCTTTCTTTTTTACTTCTTCTTCTTTTAATCCCTGCACCTCACCTTTATACTTTTCCAGCATATTCACGAGTTCATTAGCAATCTCATCCTTATACACACTAACTAATCCCTCTCCATATTTATCCACTAAGTTCATGATTGTTTTGGCATAAGTGAAAGCAACTCCTAACGATGGTAATACTTCTCTGCTAAGCCTTTCATACAATTTTTTCATCTGCTCATTCCAGCGATGCCCAATCCCACCAGCTAGCTCTCCAATTCTAGGTAAGCCAAACTTCTCAAATAAATCCATACCAAGTAATCTATTGTATTCCTTTATAACCGGCACTGCCCAAGCATTATATGTTTGTGATACCAGTTCATTCACAAACTGCTTAGCTAGGTTTTCCATGTTCTTTTTACCAGCACCAAAAGTCATTTCAATGCCAGGTAGTTCTTCAAATCTCATAGTTGAAGGAAGAATACCTTGGTAAAAATCAATCAAATCATCTACAAAACCACCAAACGCCTGTGTAATCTCATTCATACTTCCTTTTACATCTCTCTTTTCCATCACTGTAATTCTAGCAAACTTAGTCTTATACATCGCATAGATTTCAGTATGCTCACCTAAATACTTTTCAATCTCCCTCATATATCCTTCAACATAATCTAAGCTATCACTTAAACCTTTTAACGATAATTCTGCTGTTCCACGGATAGTTGGCCATTTACGGCTAAATATTGAGGTAAATAAAGAAACTATACCAGCTACAGCAAGACCTATACCAGCACCAAGCACTGCACTAGTTAAAGTTGCTCCGAGCAAACTACCAGTTCCACCTAAAGCTGCACCCACAGCTGCTGTAGAATATCCTATATATCCACCCAACGCTCCACCAGCCAACATGCCTGCTCCGAGAATTGGTCTTGCAGGAATTCCTCTTCTCAATCCAATTTGAGTTGTTGGTATCCCCGCTGCACCAGCCCCAACACCTACCCATTCAACTCTGCCTTTAAAGATTGCTCGTCCAATTTCCGCTGCTGTAATTGTTGCCATAGCAATTACAGGATGGCCTGTAAACAAGGCTGTTGTTGCACCAGCACCACCAATAGCCCGCCAAGGTTCACCTCCTACCATTCCAGCAATGCCATATGCAGCAGTGCCTAATGCTCCAAGTAATTTACCTGTTGAGCCTTTAAGCCAATCCATAGCAGAAGACCAAATGGATTTTATCTTTTCTAAAGGGTTTCCAAATGCTTTAGGTAAATTTATTTCTAAATTTCCAATTAAGGTTTTTTCCCATTCAATTTTCTTTGTAATCATTCCAGCTAAACCCGTTGCAAACTCTCGCACTAAGGCGTCTCGCATAGCCTTAAAAACATCTGAAAGTTTCCGAGTTCCTAATACTATGCCTTCAAAAGCATCTGAAATTGTATTTTGAAAAGTTTGTGCTAAATCTATAGAATAAGTATATATATCTCTAAAGATTTCTTTTCCTTTATCTGCTCCTGCTCTTCTTATTGCATTTATTGCATCTTCAGCATCTTTTTCTACTTGAACTCGTTTTTTAACCAAGTTAACAAGCATTTTTAATTCTTCTTGTGTCAATTGGTCAAGTGATGTTCTGCCTTTTTTCGCTGCTTCTTCTCTAATTCTTCTTGTCATCGCTTCAATCTTTTTCAGCATTGCATTTCTGATAGACAAAACTCGGTTCAGTTGCTGAGTTTCCCATTCTTCTACTTGTTTCATACGATATTTATATTGGTCTTCTAAACTACCTGTAAGCTTAGCCTCAATTCTTAATCTCTCAGTAGCCATTTCTTGAGAAATTTCTTTTCTTTGGCTTTCATATCTTTCGTAATCCATTAATAAAGCATTGTAAGCATCACGGATTTTTTGAATATTACTTATTTCTTTTTTAGTTCCTTCTTCTTTTTCTTTTCTTAAACGGTCTTCTTCCTCAGCTCTTTCCTTGATTTTCCTTTGTAAATAATCTTCTAATTCAGATAATAATTCAGCATACTCTGCTCGTTTTTTCTCAATCTTATTAACCCGTTCGGTTGCTTCTTTTAAAACCTCTTGTGCTTTAGCATACTCAGGATATTTTTTCTTATAAAGTTCATCATATTCTGCACGCATTTTTGCTAATGTCTTAGTCCATTTTACCACTTCCTGAGTAGGCATTGGATATAATTTTGGTCGTTTTGCCTCATGTTCTAAAATTTTCTTTTGTAATTCTTCTAATCTTTTCAAATCCTTCTCTCTTTCTTTTGCTTCTTTTGCTGCTGCCTGCCTTACTTCTTCAGCATTTTCTAGCTCTTTTGCTTTTATTTTATCTAAAAGTTCTATTTCTGTTTTCACCATTTCCACTGCCTTTTCTATCTCTCTGCATCTAAGTTCAATCCTTGCATAAGTAGCACTCTTGGTCGCTGCTAAATACTCAAACTCCGCCTCTTTGGCTAATTGTAAAGGCTTAGCCAAGTCAATTTTTTCTTCTTTTTTTCTGAGTTCCAGTAGTTTTCTTTCAGTTTCTGTAATTGTGAATGTCCGTTTCTGTTGGTTTTCTATTCTAATTAATTGTCCTTCATAATCTATAAGCTTATCTAGCATTAGAGAAAACAATTTAAGTGGCACTCTAAATAAGGATGCTAGTGTGCCAATGACATGGGAAATCGCAGCAATTACAGGAGATATAGCTGAAATGGTCTTGAATATTATCCCAAATATATCAGCAACTAAACGAATAGCGGGAGAAATTTCACGCCAAATTATGGCAAAATTAGCACTTAAAGGCACGAGGTGTTCTCTTAAATAATTTGCCATATCTAGAATAATATTTTTCAAAGTTTCAAATAATGGTCTTAATCCAAATCTTTGTAGTAAACTAAAATAACTTCCAAATGTAGCAACAATGGCATCCCAAGTTTGACCAATTTTTTGAGACAAAACTAAATAACCCATGAAATGGGTATTTATAAATTGAACCCACTCATCTGCACTTGAAAGAAGTTTAACTTGTTCCTGATAATTTGGAATTAATGCTTTTGCTTGTCTTGCAAGTTCATTTCCTTGTCTGGTAATACCTTGTAAAAAACCTCTAATTTCTTGATATATCTGTCCCTGTCTTTGAATGTGAGGATTGGCTGCTTTAGCAGCAGCAGCAATAGCAAGCCATGCTTTACGATGCTCTTCACTTTGAACATTTAAAACTATTCCTTGGTCAGTTAAAGCCTTGAATGCTTCCATCAATTCTTCAGCCGTTCCAATGAATTGAGCATCTAATTTGACAGCCCAAGTATATACATCTTTTACATAACTAGATATTCGTTCCCATCCAGCAGATAAACTCTCCCCAGGTCTGGTTCTGATTAACGATATTAATCTGGCGGTTAAGGAAGCTACCGAAGCTTCAAATTCAGCAATTTTTTTAATTCCGCCTGTAATTGTATTACTCAAAGCTCTCATAGCTCCCAAGAATAATACAACTGAGGCATATCCAGCAGCAAAAACAGCAAAGGTGCTTTTCCAGTTATTATAAAATCTAGATAGCAATCCTTGTTGTTTGCGAATTTCAGTATTTAAATCCCGAATGGGTTTTTTAATTCTTTCAATCTTTTGTGGGGAAGGTGGTTTACCACCCTCCCTCCATTGAGTGGTTATAGTTATACTTACATCGTAGCCCCTTGCCAATTTGACTACCTCTTGCGTTTCATTTCTTCAATATCTTCTAATTCCTTCCTTTTCAACTCTCTTTCCAGTATCTCTAATCCCTTCCATTCAGTAAGACTAAGGTCATCCATTTGAAATCCACATCCCGAAAGTCTCAAAGTATGCAACCAAATAATATGGTTTGAGAATGTAAGCAACTCAGGCTCAAATTCTTTCTGCCAGTTATTAGGATTATCTGGGCAACCCTCACAAGCCTTTCCTTGCGAAATCTTATAAGCATCACAAGTCGCAGGATTACAGCTATGCTTTAAGAATTGCCTGAAGATTCCCCCAAGCTTTCCTCCATTTCTGTTTCACCTTCAAGTATTGACCCAGCAACCTTATCAACTACAAATGTTTTGTGATGAGGAGGAATTAAGTCCATCCAACAATTGTATTTTTCCCCTCGTTGCTGTCCCATCTCTTCCAATTCTTGTGGCGTAACATTCATCACATTTTTATTCCCATAAGCAGATAAAATATATCCTTCCACTCGCTTTATGATTTTTTTGTATAGCCATTCTGCTGCATCTGTCATTCTATCTTCCCATTTAAAACGCCTAAAGCCACCTTTAAACTCAGAAATCTTGCGTCTATATTCTTTGTATTCTGAAGTCGTTGGCCTTCTTACATAGTGTTTTAATGGGATTTCCTCACCATGTTGATATTCTATTAAAGTAATAACTTCTTCATCTACAGAGAGGTCAAACCCTTGTGCTGCCATCTTTACCTCCTTTAATGTTTAAAAATTAAGTAAATTTAATTACTAATTCATCATCCCCAGATTCACTTGCCAACTTAATCGGGATGTCCAATACTCTAATTCCTTCTCTATCACCATAAGCTAAACTACTTTCCTGAATTGAAGGACAGGAAAAGATTACACGATTTCCGCCTGAACTTCCTATTGTGCAACTCATAGCCCTTTCAGTGGCATTCTTCCAGATACCAAAGAAATCATAATTGGCTACCAAATCCATTTCGGGATTAATCCTTCCATTAGTGTCTCTAGCTGTGATTGCGATTTCTCTCATTGCCTCAGAAGCATTTACATCTCTAATTTCTGCAATGGTATTTGCAAGGTCAATACTTACTGACTGCACTTTAGGCGAGTAAGAACCTAATACTAAACTGATAGACTCAACAATTGGCGGTTTGGTGTCATCATAAACACCCGTTACCATACTTGCATCAACAACATCCTGATAAAAGCCTCTAAAAGTCCAGCTAATCCTAGGAAATGCACCTGCATCTAAAGTAAATACAGCACTACCTCTGCATCCGACTATTTTATGAAGCACTCCGTCAAAATAAACATAAATCGTAGCACTTTCAAAATTAGTGGATACAGGCTGATAAGATGCAGTTAAATCATTATAAGTAGTAGGCGTGCCAGAAGTAGAAGCCCAAGTTACAGTCTCACTTAATCCACATGCCCTAAATAACACTCCAATTTCAGGAATGATTGCACTGGTAGATGTGCTTGAATTTGTGCCTGAACCTTTGATTTCTGTGTCAAAGGTCACTTCCACTGTTTTAGCACCAATGACATGAGGATAAGG